ATGTCTATTGAAAATACCAACGCGGCTGAACACACAACTGGTAAGGATGCAGTTGTACTTGGACGTGCAGAAGCGCCGGCAGTGCATTCTATCGCGATTGGCGCTTCCCCCAGAAGTTCTAAAACGATCAGTGAAGCGGCTATTGCTATTGGGCAAAATCAAATTGCGGGTAAACAAGGTGATGCGAAAGTAGTTTGGCCCATTGCGATTGGTGCTGATTCTGTATCCAACGGTTTGGCTTCTATCGCTTTGGGACAAAAAGTGACTGCTAGTGCGGCTCAGGCCGTGGCGATTGGTCAACACTCCTCTGCAACAGAAAAAGGGAGCATTGCGTTAGGTGCAGATTCTATTGCTAATAAACCGAATGTTGTTTCTGTAGGAAAAACCGGCCATGAACGTAAGATTATACATGTTGCGGCTGGGGAGATTTCAAATCATAGTACTGAGGCGGTTAATGGTCAGCAGTTATATGCTGAATCGGCAAGGATTGATATATTATTGGATGCAAAGAATAAGGAATTGGAAGAGAAGCTTCAATCTCTGGAAAGTGATATAGCTAATCTTACTTTGCTACTTCAAAATAGTGTGGATGATGTTGCATCATTGAAGAAACGACTTCTCGATGCATTGAATTATTAATATCCGTTGATTTTTATTTCATATATTCTTGGCTATTGGGCTGAGAATATATGATAAATGACTTAGTGGCAGGATTATTATTTGATAATGATTTGTAGAGTATATCTCAGTGAATAACAGAATAATTGTTTTGCTCGGTTTCAAACACTAACTGTATTTACTCGGGTAAATTATATAAATGGTTGTTTTGAGGGTAATGAAAATATATACAAATAACATAGTGTCGGTTTGCATTTGATAGGTCTATAAGTCATTATATTTAATAAAGCCATGTGATACATTAAATAAACCCATGAAATATATTTCATAACTAAATGGTTTTAATTTATTTACAAATTTAATTTTCTGTATAATATTCTATTTTAACGATAGTGGTGTTAATTTAGGTTCACGTAATAAATGGGAGGTATAATGATCTTTTAAAATCACGTTAAGTTTGTTTAATATTTCATAGTGACAAATTTGAAAAGAAATTATTATGTGTTATTTAGTTGTTTCTGATGAAAAATACTAAGTTATATCATTGGGTTTATTAATTCAATAATGAATTATAATAATTTGATTTCTGAATTAGGGGGTATATATGTCTACAGAGGATATGAATATAACTGCTCAAAAAATTGGTAAAGATTCCGTTGTTGTTGGGAATGCAGAAGCACCAGCAATATATGCTATAGCAATTGGTGCTTCACCACTAATTTCTAAATCAATTAGTGAGAGCGCTATTGCTATTGGGCAAAATCAACTGGCGGGTAGAGAAGAGAAAGAGAATAAGAATGATAAAGTCATATGGCCAATTGCGATTGGCGCTGATTCTGTATCCAGTGGTTCAGCTTCTATTGCTCTGGGGCAAAAGGTTGTTGCTAGTGGGATTCAGGCGGTAGCTATTAGTCAAAACTCCGCTTCAACAGGAAGTTCGAGTGTTGCAGTGGGAGCAGACTCTCAATCCAGCGGTTCGGCTGCTATTGCTCTGGGGAAAAAAGCTATTGCCAGGGGGAATCAGGCAGTAGCAATTAGTCAAAATTCCTCTGCAACAGGAAGTTCAAGCGTTGCATTAGGAGAAGGCTCTGCATCCAGCGGTTCGTCTTCTATTGCTCTGGGGCAAAAGGTTTCTGCCAGTGGGTCTCAGGCAATTGTGATTGGTCAAAACTCCTCTGTAACAGGAAGCAAGAGCATTATATTAGGATCAGACACTAAATCCAGCTCTTCGTCTTCTATTGCAGTGGGACAAAAGGTTAATATTAGTGCGTCTCAGGGAATTGCAATTGGTCAAAACGCTTCTGTAACAGCAAGTGGGGGTATTGCATTAGGCGCAAATTCTGTTGCCAGCAAATCGAATGTTGTTTCTGTAGGAAGACCGGGTAATCAACGCAAGATTGTGAATGTTGCTGCCGGGGATATTTCCAAAAACAGTACGGAGGCGGTGAATGGTCAGCAATTATATACTGAATTGACAAAAATGAAGGCATTGGATATGAAAAATAAGCAACTGGAAATGAATATTAAAAAGCTGGAGAGTACTATAAATAAGCTTACCCGTTCTATTACTGATCTTACTCTGCTGTGCCAGAAAAATTCAGATGAAGTTGCTTTGTTGAAGAAATGAATTCTTAACACATTGGATTATTAATAACAAATGGATTCGACTAAACTAAATAAGTGCATTTTCAGGAGGAGAAGTTAGTTGCTATTCCCTTAACCTTAGCATCTTTCCTTTTCCAAAGGAAAATGCACTGAAGTCCATCAATCATTAGCAGAAAGTTGAAACGAAATCAGAAAATAAAAGAATACTTCCCGAAAACAGACTCATCTTAAGATGTTTTCTTGCTAACATCTTATTAAGTAAGCAACAAAAATAACCCAGGAAATAGAAAAACGGATTAGCCGGTTAATTTAACAGGGGTTAAGCCCTGAACATAAAAGCCAGCTCGGAAACTGGCTGTTCACGTATCGGGTAAAAAAATAGACTTAAAGAAAGCGAGGTGTTGACAGGTAGACAACAACGCTATGAACACTTGAGATGAAAGATGTAACAGATTTCATGATGAACTCTCTTTATTGGTAAAATGTGATTTGTTTCACGAAAATCTAAATTGTAGCTGTGATTTTAATCAGAAAAACTTCAGAGTCAAGCAGTTTTAAAAATTATTTTAAAGATTAAAATAATTTTGCATCGGTATTTTAGATGATAAAGTGAGCAAATCTTGCAGAGGAAGATACTGAGCGTAAGATTGCATATTAGTTGGCATAACCCGTCAGTCGTTACATGAGAAAACAATGGGACATGATGTCTGAACAGTCGTTATCGGTTTGACACAAATCTAACGAGGAAAAACTGTACTGAAAGGGTTTATTGGTTTTCCATTTATTCTCATTCACCTATGTTGTGCGCTATAAACAATCTTGGATTTCCTCCAAAGATTAACCTCAAACTAAATATCAATATTTTCCCCATGCTTTAAGCAAAACATCTATGTTAATCTCAATATTCAAGCTAAAAGTTAGGAGTTCTTAAGTGAAGAATATAGTGATTCGCCATGTTGAAGAAGGCGATTGTGAACAAATTCGTCAGTTATACGCTAACCCACAAGTTTACTGTGGTACTTTACAATTACCTTATCCTTCTCTGGAGACATGGATAAAGCGTATTACAAATCTTTCGGCAGGATGTTTCTCTTTAGTTGCTTGTATTGATGGGGAAATTGTGGGTCAGGTTGGTATTGAAATATGCCAAAACTTGCGGCGTCGCCATGTTGCTACTTTTGGCATGGGAGTACATGCTGATTATCAGGGACAGGGTATTGGTAGTGAATTAATGAAGGCTATGCTCAATATGTGTGATAATTGGTTGAACATTGAACGCATAGAGTTGGAAGTATATACAGATAATGATGCTGCTATCGCATTATATAAAAAATTTGGATTTGAGATTGAAGGAACGGCTAAACGTTATGCTTTTCGTCATGGCCGATATGCTGACGCCTATTATATGAGTAGGATTTCAGATATTAATGGGAAATTCCAATCTACACTAGAGAGCTAATTTACTTTAGACGTAATTTGATATGGTAAATATAGGGATGAAATTAGATATATTTATTATATCAACTAATGACAAAAATGACGATTTAATTGGCTTTTCAGAATGAGTAGATATTTAATTGCCAGCAAAATGCTGGCTATTTATTTAATGAAACTAAAGAATATGCGTTTATCAGAGAAATCTCAAGAAATATATAAATAAATTGAAAAGGGATAAGGGTGATTTTTAGATATTAAATTATTTACTAATGTCAATTATATAAAAATAGTTACCCCCTTTAGTTATAAGAACATTTCATTATACTTTTTCTAGACTATTATTGATGTGAGTTGCGATAAATTACCCTTCAATAATTTAACATGTTAATTATAAAATAATGTTATTTAACTCAAGGAGAATATATGAATCCAAAGAATGATTTTAAGGCTTTTTCTATTGATAATAATGCTAATGTAGTGAGTCAAGAAAGATATGAAGAAAGTCAGCATCTAAAGACTGGGTTTCCACCAGATAACATTTCCACTCATTTGCTAAATAAAGTGTTACGTCAATCGTCAACCATATCATCTGTTGTGGCTAATTTCATTGCAACACAATCTGTCGGTGATATTCTGGATGATGGAAATGTAGCTAAACTTACCGAGCAACTAAATAAGGCATTAGAACAAAAGATCACAACAGAAATTCCCAGTGCTTCATTAACCCAATCAGGAGTTGTTCAGCTTACCGATGTCATTGGCAATAGTGATATATTGGCAGTGACCCAAAAGCTTGCTCAGGAAATAGTAAATTCATTACGTGAAGATATTAATACCAGAGTACCTAATAGCCGCAAGGTGAATGGAAGAATACTGTCGAATGATATTAGCCTCAATGCTGGGGATATAGGGAGTTATACTAAATCTGAATCTGATGTTCGATATGGTAATAAAAATACAGCTTTAAAATCTGCAAATGGCTGGTGGAAATGTGGTGATACAGGAATAATCTATCAGTGGGGGGTTGTAACAGGGAGCGATAATTATTTGGTTAACTTTCCTATTAGCTTTCCTAGTGCATGTACAACTGTGGTTGCGACAACTGATGGTAGAAGAAAACCTTCGTCTCCGATCTGGGATCGTTGTTTTGTTGAAGTTGGTGATATTACTCGGGTATCTTTTACAGCAACAACTATTGGTGCGTTAGACACTGATTTCCGGTCGCGAGCGGTCCATTGGATGGCTATTGGATACTAAAAGTACATTATTCTTCTGAGGGGTGAATACTGTATAGGGAATAAAAATGGTTTATCAGAATAAGCCGATATTTCCACTACTAACAAAGGTATTTCCCTCATTTCTGATGTTAATTAGCTGAAACAACCAAAGTAAAAACAAAGTTATATGGTCTTGACATATTATTGACAAAGCGCTGTCTAAATAGTCAGCGCTTTTAGAATATTGAAAAATTCAATCTGGGATATGAGATATAAAAATAAGTAATGACAAAGTGAAATATTTTAGATGTTGAATATGAGTGGCCAGAATATATTTCTGGTTGAAATTTGTTGGTTTTTTTCTTGCCTCTAATGATATAAAAATAATTATTCTTCTAAGTTAGAAGAACATTTTATTATTATTTTTATGAATTAAACTATGGCTGCCGTAAATTATGATGGATTGCTTTAATAATAATTCAATATATAGATAACAATATTTAATCTAAGGGGTATATATGAGTGCTAAGAATGATTTTAAGGCTTTTTCTATTAGAAATGATGCTAATGTAGTGAGTCAAGAGAAATATGAGAAAGATCAGGGTTTGCAGGTTGGGTTTCCGCCAGATAATATTACTAGTAATCTGTTAAACAAAGTATTACGTCAATCGTCAACAATAGCATCTGTCGTGGCTAATTTTATTGCGACACAATCTGGCAGTGATATTCTGGATGATGGCGATGTAGCTAAACTTGCTGAACAATTAAATAAGGCATTAAAACAAAAAATCACAACAGAAGTTCCCAATGCTTCATTAACACAAAAAGGTGTTGTTCAGCTTACTAATGTATTAGGCGATAGTGACACATTAGCTGTTACACAAAAGCTTGCTCAGGAAATAGTAAATTCATTGCGTGAGAGTATTAATGCTAAGGTACCCAACACTCGAAAAATTAACGGGAAAGCATTGTCTGAAGATATCACCATTACTTCTCAGGATATTTTGGGCGGGCAGGCGATTAGTTTAGGTGATAAAGCGGATTTGAATAGCTACAAAACACCGGGAATTTATCATCAAGAGTATGATGCTCATGCCAAAAATGGCCTTAATTATCCTGAATTTCTCGCCGGTGCTCTTGTTGTATTGAAATCGGCTGGGACCGTTCAACGTTATTTTGTCTATAATAGTAGTCGGGTATATACACGTAGTCAGTTTCATGATAATCCGTGGACACCTTGGACGAGAGAATATAATACGCTGAATAAACCTAATGCTGAGGATATTGGCGCATATACAAAAATAGAATCTGATTCTCGGTATATTGCAGGAATTCGTAAGGTGAATGGAAAATCTTTAGCTACGGATGTCACTATTACTTCTCAGGATATTTTGAATGGGCAAGCGATTAGTTTAGGTGATAATGTAAATTTGGATTACTGTAAAACACCCGGGATTTATTATCAGGATTATAATGCTCATGCTAAAAATGGCGTCAATTACCCTGAACCTCTTTCTGGTTCGCTTATTGTGTTGAAAGCCGCTGGGATCATTCAACGTTATTTTGTTTATAATAGCAGCCGGGTATATACACGTAGCCAATTCCATGATAATCCTTGGACACCTTGGGCCCAAGAATATAACACATTGAATAAACCCGCTGACAGGGTTATTAGCGGATATACAAAAGCAGAAGTAGATAACCTGGTTAATGCTAAAGGAAATAAAAATACAGCGTTGAAATCAGTGAATGGTTGGTGGAAATGTGGGGATACTGGAGTGATTTATCAGTGGGGGATTGTAAACTGGGCAGCATATGATACACCGGTTAATTTTCCTATCCAGTTTCCTAATGCTTGTGTAAATGTTTCGTTGACATTGGGTGATAAGTCTGATTTATCATCATCACATAATGTTGTTGCCAGACAATTGTCTGTGACAGGATTTAGTTATTGGGCATATGAGACTGAAAACTCTGCGTTTTGGTTTGCGGTAGGATATTAATATGTAATTTATAATGTAAAAATAAGTGTTTTTTATTTTTGCATTGCTTCTCAAAACTTGAACAGTTTAAACTGAGTGGCTATTAAAGTCTGAGTTTTGTATTTAACGAGGGTCAGGCTTTTTGATTTTGTTTTTTAATTTATACGAAAATAGTCAATATTCTGATTGATAATAATTTTTTGCTATTTTTATGAACTAGATTATTTTCGGTGTGCATTGCGATAGGTTTATTTTGCAATAATTAACTGTGTTTTTTGTAAATAATATTATTCAATTTGAGGATTATATATGAGTGCCAAAAATGATTTTAAGGCTTTTTCTGTTAGTGATAATGCTAATGTAGTGAGCCAAGCGAAGTATGAAGAAAACCAGAGCTTGCAGACCGGATTTCCATCCGATAATATTCCTGCTAATCTATTAAATAAGGTATTGCGTCAATCATCAACCATATCATCTGTGATAGCTAATTTTATCGCGACCCAATCTGGCAATGATATTTTGGATGATGGTAATATAGCTAAACTTACCGATCAACTAAATAGGGCCTTAGAACAAAAAATTGCAACAGAAGTTCCAAATGCCTCATTAACACGAAAAGGAATTGTTCAGCTTACTGATGTCGTGGGTAATAGTGACACATTGGCGGTTACGCAAAAATTAGTTCAGGAAATAATAAATTCATTGCGTGAAAATATTAATACCAGAATACCAAATACTCGAAAAGTTAACGGGAAAGTATTAACTGAGGATATTAATATTACTTCTCAGGATATCCTTGCTGGGCAGACGCATAGTTTAGGTGATAATGCAAATTTAGATAATTATAAAATACCGGGGATTTATCATCAAGAGTATAATGCTCATGCCAAAAATGGTAATAATTACCCTGAACAGTTCGCTGGTTCTCTTGTTGTGCTGAAAGCGGCTGGGGTTATTCAACGTTATTTTGTCTATAACAGCAGTCGGGTATATACACGTAGTCAGTTTCATGAAAGCCCGTGGACGCCTTGGACGAGAGAATATAACACACTGAATAGACCTACTGCCGGAGAGGTTGGAGCATATGCAAAAGCAGAGTCTGATTCTCGATATATTACAGGGCTACGCAAAATTAATGGAAAAGCTTTAGCTGCGGATATCAATATTACTTCTCAGGATATCTTCGCTGGGCAGTCGATTAATTTAGGTGATAACGCGGATTTAAATAGTTATAAAACACCCGGGATTTATTATCAAGAATATAATGCTCATGCCAAAAATGGCGCGAACTACCCTGAGCCGTTCGCGGGGTCGCTTATTGTGTTGAAAGCGGCAGGGGTTATTCAGCGTTATTTTGTTTATAACAGTAGTCGGGTATATACGCGTAGCCAATTCCACGATAGTCCGTGGACGCCTTGGGCGCAAGAATATAACTCGTTGAATAAACCCTCTGACAAGGCTGTTGGGGAAAATACGGCAGTAGAATCTGATAATACAGATATTGCTACTAAAGAGGAATTAATACAGCAAGCAGAACATGAGAAGTCTCGGTTATTGATTAAAGCTAATAATCTTGTCGCTCCACTACAAGATTCTGTTGATTTAGGCATTGCCACCGAAGCAGAAAAAGCAGTTCTACTGGAATGGAAGAAATATAGGGTAATGTTGAGCAAAGCTGATATTTCATTGGCTCCTGATGTTGAGTGGCCGGAGCAGCCGAAATAATGATCTGAATAAACAGGTCATTCATACAATGGTTTTATTGATGTTTGTGAGTAAGATATTGAAATATTCAGACTAAAACTTGAAATGAAAAATCTGTAATAAGAAATTTTGGTCTAATAGGCGTGAATTTAAGTAAATCATCTATGTAACAATTTAATATATTAATTGTAAAATAATATCATTAAGTTTAAGGGGGAGATATGACCATAAAAAATGATTTTAAAGCTTTTTCTACTAGTAATAATGCTAATTATGAAGAGACATAGAAATTGGTTAATATGATACCGGTAATTTATTTGGGTGTGTAGGGTATAAGCTAGCACTTATTTATTGGTTAGTCTGATGCAGTAATTCTTTGATAAATGCCCTAAGAATATAGCCAGAATTTAAATATGGATTTTGGCTATATATGAATAATATGGGAAGTGATAAGGAAAAATCTCTGTTAACGGGCCTGAATAAATGGGATTTTTATTCAGGCCATTTTTTGTTGCTATAATTAAAATATTGTAAAATTATATTTTTGATTTAAAGATAAAATAATTTCAGGAAAAAATAAAGATATGAAAAATAATAATTTAGAATGTTGAGTATAATGATTTTAGGGATGTTTTTGATTGCAATATATCGGATTATTTATTGTTGGCAATTATATAAAAATAGTTACTCCTTTTAGTTATAAAAATATTTCATTATTGTTTTTCTAAACTAGACTATTATCGATATGAATTGTGAGAAATCATCTTTAGTGATAGTTCAATATGTTTATTATGAAATAATGTCATTTAATTTAAGGATATGTATATGAGTGCCAAAAATGATTTTAAAGCTTTTGCTATTAGTAATAGCGCTAATGTGTTGAGTCAACAAGGCTATGAAGTATATCCGGAGTTGTTAATTGGGTTTCCAGACAATCAGTATATTCCTAATCACGTATTAAATAAGATATTGCGTCAAACATCAACTATATCATCTGCTATAGCTGACTTTATTGCGACAGAATCTGGCACTGATGTTGTGGATGATGGCAATGTAACCAAAATCACCGCACAATTCAAAAGCGTATTAGAACAAAAAATTGCAAGATGTTGTAATCTTAATGTGAATACTGCAAATAAGGTTGTGAACGGTTGGTGGAAATGCGGCGATACTGGAATAATTATTCAGTGGGGTCTGGCAAGCGGCTCTGTGAATGTAAATGATTACAGAAATTTCCCGATCCAATTCCCTAATACTTGTTTCCAGATTGTTGCAACATATTCTAGTTTCAACAATTACGGGTTAGGAGTTGCTGCTTTACCTATTTCTGCAAGTCAGTTTATTGTAACATGCAGAGATTCTGTAGCATCTTCTACAAATAGTCCAGTAAGATATTTAGCGATAGGATATTAATTATGTATTTTTATAGCGCGAAGACAAATTCATTCTATCCTATAGAATTGGAACAAAATTATATTGCTTCTGGTTCATTGCCCGATGATATTATTGAGGTTAGTCTTGATATTTATCAAGAATACGCCGCGAATAATGCACCAGAAGGAAAATATCGTATAGCAGGTCAGAATGGTTTACCAGAATGGGCAGATATTCCTCCACCAACGAAGGAAGAATTGCAGCAATATGTTGAAAGCAAAAAGCAACAATTTATTTTGGAGGCTAGCCAGAAAATAGCACCATTACAAGATGCTGTTGATTTAGGGATTGCGAATAAAGAAGAGGAAGCGGCTCTATTGGTATGGAAGAAATATAGAGTAATGCTGAACAGGATTGATATTTCACAGGCTCCCGGTATTGAATGGCCGGAACAGCCAAAATAACGAGAATAGTCTGAGTAAGTAGACTATTCATACAATGATACCAGAAGTTGGATATTTTAAATCAAATTGTTATCAAAGTCTGAGTTCTGTATTTAACAGGACTCGGATTTTTTAATTTTAATATCGAATTAGCGGTGCTTGAAGAGCTTATCTAATTCCGTAGCGCGGGCGTAAATAGATGTGCTCGGATTATTCACAGTCGTGTAGAATTTGGCTGCTTATTTCCGGATAACTTCGAGGAAATCAAGAGTTGAAAACACAATTAATCTCCTGAGGAGGGAATGACGAATTAGCAAAAATTCAGGTTGTGATTTTAACTTTAATGTATTTAAAATAATGCTGAGAAATCACCAATAGGAGTAGTGTATGAGAACACTAATAGGTTTTTTGGCATTAATATTGTGTGGTGTGTCATTCCTATCATTCGGTGCGAGCTTTGATTGCGCAAAAGCTACCAGTAAAGCTGAAAAGTTAATTTGCTCGACCCCGGCATTATCCCAAGCTGATGACAACCTATATATTAATTATCTTCAGGCCAAACTGGCCACAAACAACGATGCGGACTTTAAGGCTCTGGTAAAACAGAATTGGGAACTTCGCGAAAAATGCGTGGCAGTTGAATGTCTTCAAGACTGGTATAAACGGTCATCGGAAATGTATAGAAAAATTGCCGCAGATAAAGCAACAGAGAACTGTTATAAAGAAAGGCAAAAAATTACTCTTGATGGCACATTGTTAAGGATTACCTATCCCGGCCCACCAAATTACGAAAGCGTGGAAAACGGGGATAGCCCTGAAACTTATTGGGTATTGCAACCGGATAAGGCGATAAAATGCGCTACGGGGGCACCAGAATGGGGGGATCGTAGTCTTATGCAACTGGTGGTTGAGGATGAGTTTTATACCGTGTATCGAAGCCTTGTTGGGCACCGCGTGCGCGTAACCGGAACCATTATGTACGCGGTTACTGGACATCACCATACACCGATAATGCTCGAAACCCAACGAATTGAAGCTGCTAAATAATTTGGAATTAATAACGAGGTGTTTTGCTGAACAATATTATTCAATAAAGCCCGCATGTGATTTTTATTCAATCTCTTTTTTTGCCTTACCATGTGGGCCATTATTAATAATAGTAAGCAGACTCACTGTTATCTAAAACGTGGAGCTATCATCGATTGGGTAAAAAGAATTGAGTTGGTTATCAAGATAAACTTTAACAAGGTTTATTTGAGCATAAAATCATAACTGTTGCTAAAGATGATGATTCAGAGCGTGTTGTGAGCAAGTTTTTTTGACTGAAAATATCAAAACTCTTGAGTAGCGAGGTGACTATATGAGCGCATTAGCTAAAATTAATGCTGAAAGCAATTTCACTACATTCAAATTCGGGTCTCATGAAATCCGCGTTATCAATAAAGATGGTGAGCTGTGGTTCGTAGCTAAAGATGTGTGTGATGCCATCGGATTGAGTAATTCTCGCGTTTCATTGCTTGCGCTTGATGATGATGAAAAGGAAGTAAGTTCAACTTACACCCTTGGAGGAAGGCAGGATTTATCAGTTGTTAGCGAATCTGGAATGTACACTTTAGTACTTCGCTGTCGAGATGCGGTTAAGCAAGGTTCTGTTCCTCATCAATTTCGTAAGTGGGTTACAGGCGAGGTATTGCCAGCAATTCGTAAGACGGGAAGCTATCACAGTTCGATGATTTCTGACTTGTCATTTAATGGACAAATTTTAATGACATTCGAAAACGGTGTAACAGTCAGAGTCGAAAAGCTGAGAGATGATCAGCATGTCTTAACATTAAACACATTCATGGAGTTAGCCCAAAAAGCCGGTTATCTCATCATTCATAGAGAAAATCTGTTGAACATGAAAAACAGCTGGAAGTACTAGCCTCTAAGCCAAGGATGGCTTATCACAAAAATTATCCACGTTTGATGTTTCCTACAAAATAGTGTCATCATGACGTCATTTTTCCGAAGATTGCTTTTAACTTGCTTCTATCTTCCTTGAACATGCTTATATTAAGTCGTTAATTGCCGTTTATCATGCAGTTGTCAGGCCAATGATAGTGGTTTAATATGACACTCGGTGACACATTATGACTACTTGTGACTCACTATGACTAACTAGTTTGATAAGGTAAAACGTCATGAATCTATCACTAAGATGCTGTTTAGCAGGAATTTTATTTGGAGGAGTATTGTCGGTTCCTTCGTTCGTTGCTAATTATGTGGATTCAAAGGACGGTTGCAGTATGTTTAGCTTTAAGGTAGGTGAAACTATCTGTAGTCTGGATGATTTGAAAGCTCAATACCAAGAAAGAAGAGAGATTGTTGATTCATTGGCTAATGAAATCAGTGAATATTATTTAAATCTTTTAAATCTTGATGAAAGTCAGGTTCGTGGCGTTATGCTTCAAAACGATATAGAAATTAATCAGGCTTGCGAAACCACAATAAGAGGATTTGAGCAGGGGCTCAAAGCTATGTTGAAGCAAGATCGACCTGATGAAGAAAAACAAGAAATGAGGATGTATCTGAGATCTATAGCAAAAGCTAGGTTTGAGATAACTCGTCTTAATGATTTTTCTCGTCAATTGTTTACTTTGCCTAAGATTTACAAAAGTGACATAAATAAAGCTGCCTTGTTAGAACTGGCTGCCTATACAACTAAAAAGATTGAGTCTGGGAATTTTTCATTTACTGTGTGATAAATGGAACAAGTTGACGTATCAATAAATGAGTACACAAGAAAGGATTTTTTTGATGACGTCTTTCTGAAGCATCCGGCTCTTGAACGAGCTATTCTGCAAGATTTTAAACGCTATAAAGAAACCGGAGAAGTTCCTGATTATTTTGGTAGGGATGTTGCTTACACTCAGGCAGAAGCAGCATATAAATCATGTATGATGCATATTCATCTTTGTTTTCCGCCTGATTCATTCCCTACAAATAGGGTTCAGTATTATAGAACATGCAAATCCAATAACCCAGAAAACGATGCTTGTCTGGTGTATGTTCAAGGTCTTTTGGAGGAAAACAAATATTCCTTATTGGCGATAATGCATCCTGATGCTCATGGAAAAGCTAGGAACCCCAAGATAATGAATTATCTGGCAAGAGTAGCTCAGGATTTCAGAGACAATAACTAACCTGCCTCGCGCGGGTTTTTCATATGTGGCCGCTTAGTTGCGGTTTTTTCATTGTATGTAGGTACTGTATGGACTTACTCAGCGGCTTTAACACTACAACGATAGCCTCAGTAATAACTCGCTCAGTCGGTGAGTTTCAGTTTGACTGTGTGACTATCGAGAGTCACGAATCGAGTTTACGCATTACTGAAAACCCGATTGAGTCGGGCGCGGCGATAGCAGATCACGCCGTTCTTGAGCCGAAAGAAATCACAATTACGGGGGTAATGGTTGGCTATGAACCGCCGCAATATTCCAAAGATATTACGGGCTTTGATTCTGATGTGATTGATACTTTTCCCTTGCCTGTTGAAATCCGTGCTCAAACAAAGCAGGCCGAAGCGATGATAAACCGCTATATCTCTGTTGCTGATAGTTTTATTGAACAATCTCAGCGAGCAATAGCATCGTTTTTACCCGACTATCAAGGATTGGCTGGTGATAGTTCCCAAACTTTGGATAGAGTGGGTAAAGCATATAACGATTTACTTAACTTACAGAAAAAGGGTGAAACAATCACCGTTCAGACTGGCTTAAAACAGTATGAGAACATGATGATCGTGAGCATCAGCGTTTCCCAGACGTGCGATGGTTCTGCCGAGTTTTCTCTGACATTGCGTGAGATATTCATTGTTGAAACTCAGACAGCAAAAGGACTGAATGTAAAAAAATCACCTAAAAAGAAGCAGATGGGTAAAACGCAGCCGAAAGAAAAACAAAAATCAGCGATTAAGGAGTGGCTCGGATGATTTACGAAATTCCACTCTCAACGGAGGAAATCCAAGAGCAATCATTTACGTTGTTTGGTATGAATCTGAGATTTACCCTGCATTTCAATCGCATATCTAACGGCTGGCAGTTTGATTTACTTGATACAAATACAGATCAGTACATTGCTCAGAAGTATGGACTCACAGTCAATAGCCCGGCCCTGATAACAAAGAATTTACCATTCGTAATAGTGATGAGTGATAGCTCTGGTTTTGGCATAAATTCAGTTAAACGTAGTGAATTAGGCAACAGACTGAAAATTTATTTTGTTGATAAGGGGCTTTGGCATGAAGCAATTCGGACGACAAATTAAATTAACTATCGGCAACAGTAAAGAAGGCATTGAAATTACTAACTTAAGGATTGCTTTCGAAGTATCCAAAACCATCACTAGCGAACCTAACGCAGCCACAATCCGAGTCTATAACCTCAATCAGTCTCACCGCAATCTGATCACCAGTAAAACTTATAACAAGGTGTCACTAGCGGTTGGCTATGAAGAACTACGAGTGATTTATACCGGCGATATTATCGAAGCTATAACTATTCGTGATGACCTGGATTTTATTATCGAACTGACTTGCGGTGATGGCTACGAGGCTTACACGGGTGCGCTTGTGAACAAAACTCTGAAAGCTGGGGCAACTGATGCTGATATTCTATCAGAGGCCACAAAGTTAATGAAAGTTGATAAAGGTGTGATTGATTTGCCTAAAGATAGGGTTTTGCCGCGCGGCAAGGTACTAACTGGCAATGCACGCGACATCATGCACAAGATAGCCCGTAACAACAGCGCTGATTGGTCAGTGCAAGACGGCAACATGATTGTGTTACCAAAGAACAAAGTATTGACTGATAACGAGGGTTTTGTGTTGTCCCAAGAAACCGGGATGATCGGCAGTCCTGAAAAAACCGATGACGGCCTGCAAATTACTTGCCTTTGCAATCCTGCATTGCGTATCGGTGGACTGGTTCGAATTAAGTCAATTATTCCTGAGTATAACGGTGACTATAAAATCACTGAATTAGAACATTCGGGTGATTTCATGTCAGACGATTGGAATACGCTGATAACGTGTACAGGTGGAAAATATCAGAAGGTGAATAATGAACAAAAATCCAACTCTACTTGATGTACTTGATAAAAAAGCAGAAAACGAACGCTTAGATATTCACACCGCATTACCCGCAAAAGTAGTTTCATTCAACGGCCACATAGCAACAATTGAACTCATGATCACTCAGACACTAAGTAACGGTGAAGTTATTGAATTACCGCCTTTAGCAGATGTTCCTGTTCAATTTCCGCGAGCTGGTGGATTCTGTTTTACAGTGCCGGTTAAAGCGGGAGATGAGGGGCTGGCTATCTTCTCCGAGCGGTGTATAGATGGATGGTACGCTACCGGCAATAAATCAGCGCCGCTTGATGCTCGCTTACATGATTACTCTGATGCCTTTTTTATTCCAGGTGTTTGCAGCCAGCCGAAGAAAATACCCAACTTCTTTTTCGGTGGCGCATCTATGCAGACCGACGACGGTTCAACATTTATTCGTATGACTAACGGGAAGATCACTATTAGGGGCGATATTGAGCATTTTGGCAACAGCAAACAGACTGGAAATCATGAGCAAGCTGGAAACTGGAACCAAACTAGCGGCAATAGTGAATCTAATGGAACTGTCAGTGCCGCAAAAGTCGTTGGCGGGGGCATTGACCTACAGATTCACGTACACGGCGGAGTCCAATCAGGTGGCAGCAACACAGGAGCGCCAAAATGAGAGTAAGACGATTAGATAGCGATCATGATTGGACTTTCGGCAATGGCCGCAGTGATTACGCTACCGCGTCAGAAGCTATTGCTCAATCCGTTCAAACACGCCTGTTATCTTTACGCAATGACTGGTTTCTTGATTCATATCACGGAGTGAGATGGTTTGACTATTTGCGGAAAAATCCAAATCTAATGCAAATGGAATCAGAGTTGAAAACTACAGTTCTGAAAACTCGTGGAGTGACAGAAATTACTGATTTTGACATCAGAATTGATAAAGATAGCCGAAAATCGCTGGTAACTGTCACTTATATTGATATTTACGGCAATAAACGCGAGGTCAATACTGATGCTCCAAATAACTGATAAAGGAATAGTCATTGACCAACTCTCAGACATCCACCAGCGCCTTGCAGATGGATTTAAGCGTATCTACGGTGAAGATATTAACCTGGATGCTATTTTAAATTTAGACACCATAAGCAGACCAGTTGGTGTGCAATATAAATACATCGTAGTCAATAGTGACCATCCATTCGGTTGGGCTAGTGATCCCAATTCTTTTGGATTTGGGAATGGTAAATTTACGAGGATACTCAATGTCAATCATGAATAAGCCTGATTATAAAATTTTTGCCAATGATGCAAAAACTGGAGAAATAGAAATTTTCCCCGATATTCTTCGCGGATGGGAATAACTATTGATCGTACAGCCGGTAAACCACCTATGGAGTGGTTCAACTCAGTAGGAAAAAGGGTTGATGAATGGCTGATGTACCTGTCACAGCATGGGTTAGCAGAGTGGGATTCAACTGTAGATTATCCCCAATATGCCGCCGTTCAATATGTCGGAAAGTTTTATGTAGCAATAAAAGAGAATAGGGAACAACAGCCGGATCACTCCCAATCCACCTGGAAACTAATGGCCGATTTTATCGGGGCACCAAAATCTATTCTCGACGCATTAAACACCAAACAAGACAAAGGCGACTATGCAACAAATTCAGCGCTGAATGATGTTAGAGCACTGGCTAATAATGCCAACAACAACGCTAACACCAAACTCTCAAAATCCCAAAACGGTGCCGACATTCCCGATAAAAACGCCTTTGTGAAAAACCTCGGGTTGGCGGAAACTGTGAATAAGGCGAAAAATACGTACTCTAAATCAGAGTCTGATAATCGATTTATTCAGTTAAATACGAATACAAAAACATCAGGTTATATATTATCTAAAACCGCAAACTATTGTGATGATCCTAATTCACGTCATTTGGGCCGTTCGGGTTTTTTAAGAACTGATGGAATTGATAATTTGGGTGATTTAGCAATTCATATAGCTCATCCTAATACTGATAGCCCTCAGTACGCCCGAGGGCTTTCTTTCAGATACGGCGACAATTTTGACATATCAACTTACGCATTTGACAAAGCCGGTAAATTCGTAGGATCAAAGCGGATATTGACAGAAGATGATGTTATCGTCTCTGTCGGCGTTCCGCTCCCATATCCCCACCGCTACACTCCTCCGGGTTATCTCACATGCAACGGTCAGACATTCGATAAATCTTTATACCCAAAGTTAGCAGAAGCCTATCCTGCCGGTAGAGTGCCTGATTTAAGAGGCGAATTTATTCGAGGCTGGGATGATAGTCGGGGAGTCGATCCGGGTAGAGTGCGCGGAACGTGGCAAGCTGACAGCACAAAAAAATACAGCTTACCGAGGGTAACGGTAACGTAAATAGCTATTTGTCAACGTGGCAAGGTGCACTTAGTAGCTACAAGTACCCAATTGGCAGGGATGTGAAGGGTGGCGCAACTGATACATCAATTGCTAACAATACAGGCGGCAACGAAACCCGTCCCCGTAACATAGCATTTAACTACATAGTGAGAGCAATATAATGACAGAACAGAAATACTCTTTAGAACATGAAACGGCAATTTTGGGTAAAGATGGTTTAGCGACTCAGGCGGGTTGGATAAAGGTTTATCACTCGAATCAGATAACACGAGAATTCACAAACTCTGATATTGAATATGTGATGCTTGGAGTTAGTTTATCGGCCGGTGCTTATCCCGATGCGCCTGAGTTACCGAAGTCTGATGACGAAGCGGTCTGTCGTAGCATTGATGGTAAGTGCTGGGAAATCCGTCCCGATTACCGTGGAAAAATCGCTTACGACACGTTAACACGAGAGCCTGTTGAGATATCTGAAATTGGGGAATTGCCGGATACGTTAACCTTCAAAAAACTGCCCACCGATTTCGATACGTGGAACGGCAAAGAGTGGGTAGTTGATAAAGACTTACTCAAAGCACATCAAATCAACGAAGCAAAACAGAAACAAGCAACACTGTTACAGCAAGCAAATTACACAATCTCACTGTTGCAAGATTCTGTCGACTTAGAAATGGCTACGGATGAAACGCGCGAGTCTCTATTAGAATGGAGAAAATACAGAGTATTACTGACTCATACAGATTTGAATCAAGCGCCGGATGTGAAGTGGCCGGAAGTGCCGAAGTGA